AATTGGCCGAAGATTCCCTCACGGGACTCTGGGTCACTTACCCGAAAGTCGAGCTTGGCAAGACAGGGATTATCCTTCGTCCTAGACAATCGCACATCCAGCGTGCGGGTCAGCTCATGGGTCACCCCTTGAGCTTCCCCCTACTATGTGTGATTAATTTGTCTGTGCGGCGACTCGCTCTTCGGAGATGGGTCGAGGCCACGCCCGGTTGGGACGAGGCTGACTACTCTTATCGCCGTTATTGCCGCGAAGAGATAGCGTTTAGATTGAGGAATGCAGTGATCATCAATGGTGATGATATGCTTGCAATGGTGTCATCCGGTTTTTATCCGTTCTTGTTGCAATCAGCGACAGATCATGGCTTTGTGTTGTCCGCGGGTAAGAATTACCTATCCGAAAGGGTGGGTTTTATCAACTCGCAGATGTTCACACGTCAGCGGACTAAGATCGTTCGTCGCGGTTATCTGAACCAGCGGCTGATTGTTGGCACCTCGCCAAAGGCGGGCGAGTCGAAGGCGCTTCCCACGCAGTTTGGTCGTGAGATCTCGAAGATGGTTCTAATGGAACCTAGACTCGCTTGCATGATCCCGTTAGCTATGTCCCGATTTACGGATAAGGTTATGAATACCTACCCGAACTGGTATCTTCCAGTGCATTTGGGCGGCTACGGGGTGGATGCTCAACTGGCGCCCGCAGATCTTCGGATCACGCGGCAGCAGCGACTGTTGGCAGCCCATTTCATCAACAATCCCCGGCTGGCAATGTATGTCACTCACGGGGTCAAGATCCCTTGGAAGGGAATGGAGGCCTGCAAGGAGAAAGTCACCGTTCGGTTTGGTGACTACGTTCCTTTGCAGACCGAGTCCTCCGAAAACGAAAATCGTTGGACGGGGCGGCTGTGCAGCATTGAGCACCTGCATAGTGGCGCAGAGTATATTGAGCCTTTGGATGCAACAGTGAGGCGCTTTAGCCGTCAACACAGACTCTCTCCTGTTAAGGAGGAGAACCTGAATCTGTATACGCATCCACAATTCTTCTATTCCTACCCGGTTCCTTGTCCACCCTTGGGCTCGCTACCGGTCCATGTAGGGAATTCTGGAATTGTCAATTAACTCTGATGGGGATGGGGTCTCTGTACTAATTGCCCAAAACGTTGGCGAGCTCAGCCGTAAAATTGTCGTGCTAACAAGAATGCCGAGAGACTGCACGGAGCACCTCAAAGGAAGAGGGTACAGAGATGAACAGTCCGCTTTGTCGGGGCGGATCCCATACACCGA